TGTATTTGCTATAGTTAACTTTTTTCATATCTTCTACATCACTACTAGCAACTGGTAATTGTAAATCAACAGTATCTCCACATGTCAATGCTGCATCACCATATACATGTATTCTCGTGATATTACTTGTGCATAAATTGATATAAAAATCTCTTAAAGGTTGTTCATATGAGAACGTTTCGCCTTGAGTAGAATCCCATACTGTATATACTGTGATTGCTGGATTTTTACTATTATCAATAATAAATGTAGAAAGATGAGGAGAAACATTAACTCCAGCACCTCTAAGAAAAGCTTCAACATTTGGTTTGGTCACAAACTCAGTTACTACACCAGTTGCAATATCTAATCGTTTATGAATTGTATGTAAACCACCTGATGCAATGATGTCTGTTGCGTTATCTTGTACTATTCCCTGATAACCTAATATGTTTCTAAATCTTTCAACTGATGGATCATCCCCCAATTTAAGAAAAAACTTAGCATCAGCCGGACCTTTAATATTGTTTATTAGCCACTCAAGAGTTACAAAATAAAATCCATGTACGTTCTCAAAGAAAAGAAAAGTATTAGATACATAAGATTTTGATATTGCTTTTTTTCTTAAGAAGTCTATTGCTTTTAGTGGCTTAAGATTTAAAACTTGAATAGATTGAATACCTTTAGTATTATCGGTTGATACTTTTTTATTAGATTTCAAATATGTTTTTACAATTCGAGCAACTGCTTTGGAGATCTCTTCACCACTAATTGCTTCAGTTACTACTTGGTTTGAATGTTGAATTGCTTCTTCACTTAAACATTGTAAAACGTATTTAGAAGTTTTAAGTTGATTATCATATGTACGTAATCCAATTTCGTTTACAATAAATCTTCTTTTTACGCTACCTTCAAGTTTAGGAGTAGAGTATTCCATCTCAAGATATACTTTTTGTCTTAGTAATGGGAATGTTTCAATTAAATTAATTTGATCAATCATTTGAACATCGCAACTTACGAGTGCATTGAATATTGATTCATAAATGTCAATGCTGGAAACTTGAGAGATTATACTCTGAGTTGTTTTTCCATCATAAGATATGACATTAATTGCCTTTATTAGAATATCATAGTTTAATTCATTATTATTAGCCATTGAGCAATTGCCTAAATTGAGAACTTACAATTTCAGTATAAGATTTATCCAACACGTTAATATTCTTTTTCTTTGTATTCATATCTAATTCATAATCATAATAAGAAATTGATGTAAAGTATTTAAACTCATCTTGTGATATTGGAATGCTTATTGTTGTTACATCTTGGACAGTTGCAATTGCGCCTGAATCATTGCCTGTAATACTATTAGCATTAATAGTCCCAGTGATATGTTGTATTGTTAACATAGATGAATTACTAAAAGCAACAAAAGCAGTTCCACCACTTGTGCTTTGAGTTACTTTTTCACCAGTAATAAATGTGGTGTTAGTCGTTAAAGTAATATTTGCACTAATTATTTTATTTGTTGAAATGACAATATCTTCTTTAGACCTAACGTATTCATAGGGATTACCATATAAATCTAAAACAGGTGCCCAGTATTTTCTCTCTGAAGCAGATATCGTATTAAGATTATTGTATTCAGACACATCTAAAGTAGAATCATCATTATAGTAATTGGTATGATAGAAAGCAATATCTCTTTGTGCTTTATTTAATGAACCATATTTTTTTTCAATGTAACGATCAAAATCAATTTGACTTAAAGAGTAATCAAAATATGGATCTATTACATTATTGGTATGATGTAAAATCCATACATCATCTGAATCACTGTAATAATCATAAGCAATATGCTCAATTCTTTGTCCTTCATTCATAGTATATGGATAATACGTAGGAGTATTACTTATCTTTACCCGAGAAAGAATATTTCGTGAAAGATTATTTGCATAAGATATGATTGGAAGATTTGAAAAGTATTTCATCTTACCCCCTAGTGAACCCCGAATAAATTTCAGAAGAGTTTTTGATTATATTACCAAATTTACGTCCATTGACAGTATAGTCTTTTTCGACAGTATAGTCTTTTTCTTTATCGGTATTACTAAATATTTCTTTAAATTCGTCTGAGGTCATTTCAACATCTTCTTGTATTTCAAAATCAGTTTTAAATAATGGTTTAATTTCTCCAAACACTAACCCTAATCCTATAGCAGTTGGATTTTTATCAGTATGAAATGATAAACCATAAGGAGCATAATCAATATTAATTCCTGTTAATGCACATTCTCTTATTGGAAATGCTTTTGATAGTGTGTCTGGATGAAGTTTTATTCTACATATTTCAGGGTATTTTAAAAATGCACCTAATTGCCCAGTTGGTGTAGATAATGTTCTTCTTCTAATTTCATTAGTTATTCCTTTAATCAATTTCATTTCTTCTGGTGATTCTGGAACAAAAATCCATGAAAATTGAAAAGCTCTAAGCTCTGGCCCAACATAATATGCGCCGGGATATGGATTTAACGCATATCCATAAATATTTCCCATAGCAGCAGCTAAGTTCACCCCAAGAGGAATATCTTTGTATTGAATATCTCTGTTAACTAAACTAACGGCTGCATATGCTCCAATTTCACCAATTGCGGAACCAAAAGAATTAAGTTTATTTCCTATGCCTTCAATTGAATTCTTAAAAGAAGAAGTATCAAGTGCTTTTTGATTTCTAATTTGATCAAATGATTCCATTGCTAATCCGGTTAAACCAAAGTTAGTATTTTGCCAGCCTAAAGATTGCGCATCAGATAATTGTGGAGGCAAAGGCAAGTTTACAATATACGAAGGATTAAATCTAGTAGGAGTAGTTTTATCTTTTCCTCCAAAATATGGTCTAACGTATTCGCCAAATTGTAATTCCATCCAATAACTGCTAAAAGTTAAATCTGGAGGATATGTTTTATATTGAATTCCAGACGTTTTGCCAGCGTTCATTTCCTTATCAATGTTTCCAACAGGAGGTTTTGGATCATTTAATCTATTGATTCCAGAACGATCTATTTGATCATTCTTTATTCCATCACCAATTCCACAAGAGCTTAGTGTAATCGTACAATGTTTCTCACTTGTGGCTGAAGTAAATTTACGAAGTATATCACCAGTCCCGCCCGATGCTTCGTCAAAATTTCTACCAACTGCGTTTGATGCTCCATTTAAATTAGTGCCTGCATTGAGGCCATTAGCCGCTTCATTTGTAAAACTACTTACTGACATTTATGTTTTCCTATAAATACGATTATGAGTTATAAAGGTTACTTCAAAGCAAAATATCCAAGTAAATATAAAGGCAACCCGACTACTATTATTTATCGGTCTTTATACGAACTAAAGCTAATGACGCACTTGGATAAGAATCCAAACGTGTTGGAGTGGGCGTCAGAAGAGTTCTTCATACCCTATAAATCTCCTATTGATGGAAAAGTTCATCGCTATTTCCCTGATTTTTGGATTAAAAAAAGAAACACAGAAGGAATAGTCGAAACTGTCGTGGTTGAAGTCAAACCCTATATTCAAACCATCCCACCTGTTCCTAAGAAACAAATAGATAAACGATACTTAACCGAGGTGCAGACTTGGGGAGTAAACCAAGCAAAATGGGAATCTGCAAATAAATATTGTAATGCTAAAGGCTGGAAATTTTTAATAGCTTCAGAAAAAGAACTTGGGATTAAACTCTAATGGCAACTCCTCTTGATTGGTTTAAAGATAAAGTAGAAGAATTGAAAAGTATCTCTGCTCCTGGAAGCATAAAGCAGGGTAATATTAGAAATGGAGTAGGCCAAATGTTCTTATTTGGTTATAATCCAAAACATGCTGCTACTCTTAAGTATTATGATACTTTGCCATTGGTGTTTCCATTTAGAATTGAAACTACTGGATTCTATGGGTTAAACCTACACTATTTACCATATTCTTTAAGATCAGGTTTAATTAACAGTTTGTCTTTAAATAATAATAAAAAAGACAATACCACACGAGCCATAAATATAATGTCTGCTAATTTCTTTGAGCCGTGTATAAAACATTACTTATTTGGTCATGTAGCATCAAAGATGATGTACATCAATCCTGATGAATGGGAAAAGGCCATAATGCTTCCAATAGAAGCATTTAGAAAGTCCAATAAAACAGCAGTCTGGGCTGAAAGCAAAAAGAAATTAGGAATACGATAAATGGCAAGTAATGAACTCACAGATGCTATTGGAAATAGAAATAGAGGCAATCTAATTGGAAGCCGGGGAGCAAATGATCCTAGAGCTACAGGCTCATTATCACCAACAAATGGGCAAACAACGAGTTCATTGAATTTTGAAGGTTCAGGCACATACATAGTAAAATCACGTGGTTATGGAGGTAAAGAAATATCTCCTGATGAATTCAGATCAGCATACGATAAAAAAGTATTTGAAAGAGGAGCAACGCCAACGCCTCCTCCATATGATCCAGTAGATCCAAACAAATTTAGAATAAGCAAATTAAAAGAAACTCTTTCAAAGGTTAATGTTCAAAAGACAAACTTATTCAGCGTAACTATAAAGAATAGCAATAGATTTATAAGTGACTCACGATTTAAAGAACAAGATTTAGTACTATTATGTCATGATGCAACTCTACCGGGTGTAGGTCTTTTTACTACAAATGATTATAAAAGATTTGGTGTAGGATTTCAAGAACAAGTTCCATATGGCGCTGCTTTTAATGAAATCTTTTTACGATTCATAGGTGATGGTCAAGGGCATGTATTAAATTTCTTTGAGACATGGATGAATAAAATTGTAGCATTTTCAAATGCTCACGATTTGTCTGCATCACAACCTACAACTAGCGCTGCAACTTTATGGGAACCAGGTGAAGTTGCTTATAAGAAAGAATTTCAAACCGAAGTAGTAATTGAAACATATAATACAGCCGGTGGCACTATTGACAAGTATACATTATATAAAGCTTTTCCAGTAGCTTTACGTGGTGCAGAATTATCTTGGGCCGCAGAGAGTCAAAACAGTTTAATGTCAGTCATATCTCAATTTTCGTTTTTGAACTGGAAATCAGAAAGATTTGACACAGCAAACATGTTTAAAGCACAACTTCCAGGATTAAATTTCATACAAAGCCTTTTAAACCTTGGTTCAATTTATTCTACCTTTTCAGCTATTGGTGTTCCTAATAGCATAGCCGATATAATTCAAACATACAATAACGTTAATATTATTGGACGTAATACCAGAAGTATTTTTTAATTTGGAGTGAGATATGCAATTACCTAAGATTCAAACACCGATTTTTAACATCGAAATACCATCTATTAAGAAGACGAAGAAGTTTCGTCCATTTCTTGTAAAAGAAGAGAAGATACTTTTGCTTGCACAACAAGGAAATGATAGTGATCTTTTAGATGCAATTACACAGATCATTAACAACTGTTGCTTGGAAGACCTAAACATTTCATCACTTGCCAGTTTTGATTTGGAATATATCTTTTTGAAGTTAAGAGCTAGGTCTGTCAATAACCTAGTTGAACTCAAGTACAAAGATAAAGAAGATGATAAAATCTATACTTTTGAAGTTGATCTAGATAACGTTGACATTATCTATGATTTAAATCATACAAATAAGATTAAAATCAATGATCAATATACAATTCTAATGAAGTATCCTGGGATTGATCTTCCTGATCAAATTAAAATGGTTTCACAGGATGATGTATTTTATAAGATGATTGTAAATTGTATTGATAAAGTATATAATGATAATGAAATATTCAAGATGAATGAGTACTCATTTGAAGAAGCTAAAAATTTCATTGATAACTTAGATGTTCCTACTTTTGAGAAGATACAGCATTTCTTCAATACAATGCCTAAATTACTACATAGGCTTGAATATGTGAATGCAAATGGAACTCCTAGAGTAATAGACATACAAGGAATCAAAGATTTTTTTATGTAGCGCTGAGTCATACCACGCTGAATAATTACTTTACGTTAATATTCGCTTTGGCTCAGCACCACAAATATTCTATAACAGAAATTGAAAACCTGATTCCATTTGAAAGAGACATTTATGTCGATATGCTATTAGACTTTTTAAAGAAAGAAAAAGAAAGACTCAATAACCAATAAAGGGCATTAAATGTCGAGTGAAGTCTTAGAAGAAAAGATTGATCTTGATGGGGATGGAAAAGTGAGTAATAAAGAAATCAATGTTGCTGAAACTAGATTTAAAAATAGACGCCGTATGGCGTGGTTAGCTATGGGTGCTATGGTTTCTTTTACTGCTATTTTACTCACTCCTTATATTGATAATGAAAGAATCAAGGTATTAGATGGTGTGTTTGGTGCTTTCTATTTGGCTATGGCGTCAATAGTAGGTGCTTACATGGGATTTACTACTTGGGCTACTAAGCAATGAACGAAACACAACAACAAGTTCAACAATCAATATACAATTCAGGGATAGTAGGAAGTGCTATTTCTGATAATGTAAATGAAACAAAAGCTTTAGCTCAAGTACAAGCTCAAGGATCTCAGGACAAATCAACAGCAATTCCTGTTGCAATAGTTCAACCTTTAAATAGTGATGACATAGCACTACCACAACAAAATTCAAATAGTTCGGATAATACCGATTATTCAAGTTTCTTTAAAATGATTGCATCGACACTAGATGCAGTCAATACAAATATTCAAAATTTTTCATCAGTTATTTCTGATGCAATTGATACATTATTCCCGATTAAGACAGCACAATCTAGATCAGCAACTAATCCTATTGAAAAAATATCAAGCATCAATCAGACTCAGTCTGATGGTGGATTAGGATTATTAGGATCTATTGCTGCGGGAGTTGGCGGCGCAAGTTTATTGAGTACATTGTTTGGTGGAGAAGATAAAAAAGAACCACCTCCATCAAACGCACCAAAGACTCCACCTATAACACCATCAACTCCTCTTACAACACTATCTAATGAACCTTCTCCAACCTCAGATGGATCTACTTCTACAACACTAAAGACTCCACCTATAACACCATCAACTCCTCTTACAACCTTAGATGGATCTATTTCTACAACACCAAAGACTCCACCTACAACTTCACCAACTCCTCCTATAACACCATATAATGAACCACCTTCGCCAAATGCACTAAAGACTCCACCTATAACACCATCAACTCCTCTTACAACACTATCTAATGAACCTTCTCCAACCTCAGATGGATCTACTTCTGCAGAAAGTCCAAGTCAACCCCCTGTAGCACCAAGTCCTGTGCTTGATAGCACCGGAGTAAACCCTAGGAATGCTATTGCAGGCGCGCAACTTGGAGCTGCTGCAGCAAATAAGGCATCGCCTACAAGTGTGTTGGGGCGGGGCGCTGGTGGTGCAAATAAACTTTTAGGCGTTGCTGGCCTAGGATATGAAGGATATGAACGTTATACGCAAGGACAAAGCCCTGGAAAAATCGCAACAGTTATGGGATCTGGGCTTATTGGTGCTCAAGGCGGGGCTATATTAGGTGCAAAGACTGGGGCTGTTATTGGATCACTAGGCGGACCAATTGGCGCGGGAATAGGAGCATTTGCAGGTGGTGTAGTTGGAGGCGCGGTTGGTTATTTAGGAGGTGAATTTGCAGCCGAATCATTATTTCCTGAAGATAATACGGGAGATAAAATAAATCAACAAAGCATAGAAGCTTCGAATAATAAGTCTGAAGTAAATAATATCAATTTACCACCACAGCAAGTTAGTCAACCTGCACCTGCCACCCCGCAACCACAAACTTCTTCACCGAGTGTAAGTGATGTTCCAAGCTGCGATAGATCATTACCAGAAACTTTAGATTGTAAATTCTAATGAACATATCACAAAGTTTAATTGACACTCTGGAGACAGAACTTAGTCGTCTTCAATATCTTACAAAAGATTTATTGGATTCTGTTAAGACTAAGCTTATTAATATAAAAAGTATTCAAAGAGAACAAGAATATGAAGCTATTCTTGAAGAAAGAAAGCAAAGACCACAAGCAATAGCAGAAAAAACTAGTGTTGAAAAAGAAGAATCCTCATTATTAAGTAAGTTATTGTTGGGTGGTGGTCTTGCTGCTGCAGGAATTGGTGGTAGTTTATTTTCTGGAAATACTGAAGCAAGCACCAATCGTGATTTAAAACGTAATGATAACAAAGAATTAACTCAAATAGCTATATCTAAAGAAGTTACTATTGAAGGTAAATCATTATTAGATGCAATTTCTGTGAAAGAATCGCAAGGAAGATATGATATTATAGTAGGTATAGGATCAGAACAAGGATTAACTGAGGAAGATAAAGCAGCAAATAGAAAAAAAGGCTATGAAAGAGCTCCAGCCACATTCAGTGATTTTAGTAAACATCCTGGAATTATTGGGATGCGAACTGATAATGGACTTAGTACTGCTGCTGGAAGATACCAATTTACAAAGACTACTTGGGAAGAATTAGTTAAAAAACATCCTGATTTAACCGATTTTTCTCCTGAAAATCAAGATAAAGCCGCATGGTATTTAGCTCAAGAAGAGTATTTAAAAGATACTGGTCAAAATTTGCAAGAAGATTTGGAAACAGCTGATGCAAACACGTTTGCCAAGATACAAGAGTCTTTAAAAAATCGATGGACTTCTTTAACTGGTGGAATTGAAACAAAGCAAACCAATGAGGGCTTTAGACAAGCTTATACTGATGCTCTCAAAGTGCAACAGCAAACACAAACTGCTAAAGCTTCAGAAATAGAAAATCCTCAAGCAAAAGTTGAGCCTATACGCGAATCACCAATCAATAATAACGTTAAGCAAATAGCCGAATCTAAACAAAAGCCAAATGTAAAAACTGTAACAAATAACATTACACGTGAAATTATTGTAACACAAATAGCTCAACAAACTGTGTCAGGTTCTGATACAACTGTGTCAGATTCTTTACCATCTCCAGATGAATTAAAACGTCAATATAGAAGTCTTGCATAAGAATAAGGGGACCGAAGTCCCCTTATTACATTCGACTATTAAGTCTTAGTCTTCTTCAGCGAGTTTCTTAAAGAAGTCCAAGCCATCATCATCTTCCTCGGTGATATTTTCACTGAAAGGAGTTGCCTTATGGCTCTTGGGCTCTTCAAACTTTATGCTCTCTGCACTGGCAGACATCTGAGGACGTTCTTCAAAAGCGTTGTTGTTCCAACCAAGAACCTTATGCAGACGAGCCTTTAGTTCGTCATAGGACTTAAAGTTAGAGGGCTGGAGGAAAGCCTGTAAAGAATGTTCCTTGTGCCATAGTGCCTCAAGATCATCGTCATCACCAGAGATAGGTGCACGATTATCAAATTCAGACTTGTCGTAATTACGATAGCCTTCAACCTGACGAATCTTAAGCTTGAAGTTAGCGCCTTCCCACATATCAAATGGGTTGATTGGTTCTTCATCCTGGAACTGAGGGCTCATTAGATCATTGAGTTTGTCAAAGATCTTCTTCCCATATTGATATAGAAAGACCTTACCTTCGTTTTCTGGATGAGCTGGGTCCTTAACCACAAGGATGTTGCTGATGTAATGAAGACGACGCTTCTGTTTACGAACAATTTCTTTGTTCTCATCAACACCAGTATTCCAAAGTTGAGTGTTATACTCTGAAATTGGATCCTTTTGACCTAGGGTCGTCAAAGATTTTTCGATGTACCATCCGCCTGGACCTTGGAACCCATGATCCCAGATACGAACAAAGGGAGTATCTTCACCCTTAGGGGCAGGAAGGAATCGAATAACAGCATATCCATTGCCAGCCTTGTCGACATCAGGTTTCCAGAACCGATTGTCTTCCTTGGATTCAAAGTTGCCCTGCTTGTTTAGGTCATTGGCAAGCTTTTCAAACTGAGACTGACGATTGTTTTTAAGTTGTGCAAAAGAAGTAGTCATATGTATTTCTCCGTATTAACAATATATTTTACAGTGTGTCCACATTCACATAATATAGACCTATTTATTCTACCACATAAAGAATAATAGTTACACAAATCTTTGCTTCAAGATTTGCTTACATCGGTCCCTATCATACTTAATGAATGGCTTATACTTCATACACTTTTTATAAGCACCAGGCCAGATTACTGGATCTGTGATGTGCTTATTCCAATGACCAAAGAAGTTTAAAACATCATTGCAAATGATAAGAGTCTCGATACAGATCTCCTTACGCATAAAGAGTTTGAGTAAGTAGGGATACTCATTGTCTTTAATGATAAGGTTCTCATTCAAATCATCGTTTAGTTTAGCGATGTCTGATTCAAATATGTAAGAGATAGATTGTTGACGCTTAAGCCAT